TCCAAGGTTTAGTGTCTTAAGTATAGTATCTCTGTTTATCTTGTTTCCAAAGCCTTGAGCAGTCAAAGCATCTTTCTGTACGTATATATCTTTATATATAGCATCTAAATTAGGGTGTGCCTGAGCTAAAGCTACATACTCAGCTTCACTGATATTAAAGTCTCTTTTTAGGTTATTCATTTGAACAAGAGAAGCATCTATCTCAGCCGCAGCTGCTTGATACTTAGGTGCATAAGCTTTTGCTGTATCCATCATGTTATCAACATACTTGAGTTGCATCTTTCTACGTTCATCAATACCTTTTGCTATACCTTCTCCTAAACCCTTAGAAAGTCCTGCACCAAATGCACCACTAAATAAACCCATAATTAAACCTCTCTTGACATAAGACCTGCAGTAGGTAATTCATCTACCATACTACTGAGTGAGTCTTCTGATACATCTTGCTTAGGTGCTTCTTCAGCACTTAACTCTTCTACTACAGCTTCTTGCATAATAACACCAGGATCACTAGCATTTGATTTCTTGCCCATCGCTACTTTGACTTCTAACTTAGCCGCTAGTGTACGCATTCTTTTCTCTTGTGCTGCTTCATCTTTGTCTTTGTAATCTGCCATTGTTTCTTTGTAGTCTACACCAACTACATCAGCTATAGCTTTTATCTGTAAAGCTATGTAGGGTTTTAGCAAAAGTTTAACATCTACAGAATGTATACCATTCATAACACCACCAGATAACATTGAATCTGCTACAATACTAATTGGTACACCTATATCTAAAGTGTCTATTAATTCTTCTTGTGCTTCTGTATCGCCTAGCTTCTTCATGTAAAACTCTAAAGCTTCTAGTGGATCAGCAATCATAGCAGGGTTTTCCCACGGTGCATTCTTAGGTTCATCTGTTAAAGACTGTCCAGGAACAGGTCCTTCAAATATTGTAGGTATTGCCATTATGTTTATCCTATTTAGTGAAGCCAGCGCCAAAGTATAGGCCGACTATTGCTGAAACTATGTGTGTGTCTAGTGGGGTTATAACAAAGCCACGAGCTGCTTTCCAATGTATTGCATCTGGTGCGCCTAAGAGCCAGTTAAGGAGGCCACCCTGTACTTCTGTATAACCAACGATTACGCTTACGTCAGGATACCATACTGCTACTAGCTTTGGCAATACGATAATAGAGCCTACTGCAGATAAAGCTATGATTCTACGTGTCCATGCAAAGTGTTTATCTTTACTGCCATGCTCTCTTGCATCGCTGACTGCACCTACAAGGGCTTTCTGTTGTTCTGCTTTAGCTTTATTGCTTTGACCCCAGATGGACATAACTCCACCTAAGACAGTGGAGAAAAGCATTGTGATTAATTCTAGTGGTAATCCAAACATTATTTAGGTATCCCTGCTACTGTAGCGTTTGCTTTTGGTATTACAGAAGAAACATCACTTAGTTTATCTATTAACTTAGAATAATACAACTCTTTAGCAACTCTGTTATCCGTACCTGATGTATACTTTCCATTATCTTCTCTACGTAGTTGCTTTGCAAATTCAGTTACATCTTTATCCTTAGCGGCTTTAAGAACGGCTGTCCATTGTGGACCTGCCTTATGTCCTCCTACATTAAAAGCCAAAGAGCTTAATACTCTTGTATACTTAGTGTCTAATTTATCCCACGATGTGTTTATATTAGCTAACTTAGTATCCCAACCCTTATTTCTAGCCTCTTTAGTATGCATTTCCATATCAGCATTATATATAGCTACTTTATCTTTTTTTGTTAGGGATATAAAGTTGCCTGTCTTTAGATCTTTAAATGGAATGCCATGTATCTTTCCAGATGTGTTTTCTGTTGCTGTTATCTTATGCCCATAACCTATATCTCTAGATTTATCAGCATCAGGTTTAGAAGCCTCACCAGCATCATTAGTTATTACAGGAGTAGATCCATGATCCGATTCTGCTTTTTCTGCTATCTTAGTGTAAAACTCACCTATACCTGGTTGTAAGTTTCTACTGGCTTTTTTATTATCTATTCCTAAATCTACAGCACTAGAAGGCTTAGCCATAAGACCTGCTTGACTACCTTTTAGTGTAGAAGTATCTTGTTGTTCTACTTGATCTTGTTCAATAGCTGCAGCTATATCTAGAGTAGGTATTTCTATAGGCTGTTCTAATGCAGTTTCAGCAACGTCAATTAAAGCATCAGTTTGTCTATCTTCTTTTACAATAGACCCAGAGAAGTCCATAGGATTGTTTCTATCATCCTTATCGTAGTAAAATCCAGGTGCTATCCTATTTACTTCTTTCATATTAGCAAGAAACTCATTAATCTCTTCTGGAGAAGATCTAGGTCTTTCTGCTCTGAAGTTCATACCTCTATAACGTTTTGCTTTATTGTCAGATGCTTTAGTAATAAGATCAGCTAGACTATCCGCAACTACAGAATCACCATCTATTTCATTTGTGCTATTTTTTCTTTCAAGCATACCTTTGGGTTCTACAGGTTTATCTTCTTCAGATAAGTAAGACTGTATCTTTTCCTCGATATCCTGCATCATCTTTTTGGTGCTGAAATCTTTAGCGTAGTTCATTAAATTTGACATTATTGATATTACCTTTTAAAATCCACCTGATGCACCATTAGAAGCCCAATTAATTAAACCTGGTGCTACTGCTCCTAAGAAAGAGCCTAAACCTTGACCACGCCCTACGTCTATATTAGCTTGTACTTCAGCCATAGACACTTCGTTTTGCATAGCCTGTAACTGAATGCGAAGCGCTCTTTCTGCTTCACTCTCTGCTATCTTATAAGCATAACTAATCATGTCACGCTCTTCTTGTAGTACGTTATTGTATGCTGCTACCGTAAACTGATTTGCAGTCATTGCTGCATCACGGTTTGACTGATTCATTGCGGCTGTCTCTGCAGTCGTGATCGACTGTGACCATGAAGCATTTGCTTGAGCTACTACTAAAGCGTTGGTAGCGTTAAACTGTTCACGAGCAGTACGTTGTGTAGCGTTATACTGATCAATAGCATTAGCTTCCCCTGCATTAAACTTATTCATAGCATTAGCTTGTTCGCTATTATACATAGCTATGTTAGCGCCTAAGTTAGAGAAGAACTGATTTGTTTGGTTTTCACTAGAAGCATTAAACTGTTTAGATGCATTCATTGCCGCTTGATCTGTTAGTAATGCATTTGTAAGTTGTTGGTTCTTCATTAAGGATGTTTGCTGTGTATTAGCTAAATTAGCCATATCTGTGTCTAAGAAAGCTTTAGCGTTTTGCACTGCAGACTGTTGACGGTTATTTAAGTTAGTCATATCTAGTTGTGACATAGCCGCTACATCTGCAAGTATCTTAGCATTCTTAGCGTTTAAGTTAGTAAGATCTACTGTCTGTGCCATACGAGCATTCTCAAGAGCTACCTGTTGTTCTGCAGTAAAGTTCATGTTAGCTATTTGAGATATCTTAGCAGAGTTAGCTACACGAGATTGAAACTCTTGGTTAAACTCTAGGCCAAGGAAGTCTGCACGTTTCTCTGCTGCAAACATAGCAGTCTGTTGTTTATTACTTAAGTTAGTAAGTTCAAACTTAGCAGATGTTTGTGAATCCTGTACAGCTATAGGCAAAGCGCTTTCCATCGCCGCTTGTATCATAGCTTGTCCTGCCATTGATGAAGCAGACAAACCACGAGAAGCCATCTTAGATGCCGCATTACGCATAGCACCTGCCGCCCAAGCAGGAGGAGACTTACCTTCAAAGTCAGCCATCAAGCCTGTAAGTTGTCCCTGTACTGTAGCGTCTGAAGATGGTGCGCCTGTAGCTGCTTGAAAGTTAGTCTCAGCTTTAACACGATCCATATCGACAGTAGAGCCTGATATAAGTTCACCATCTTGTAGCTTACGTGCTTCTACGTCTGCAACCTTTTGTGCTTCTGCTATTTGCGCTGGGCTTATGCCTAATTGAGCTAACTGTTGAGGGTTCATAGTTTGAGCATCTACGAGAGCCTCAGCACTAGGCTTACCTGTAGCCGCTTCTAATCTATCTAGTACGGCAGATACATCAGCAGTAGCTTCAATAGCTTCATAAGTTACAGCAGGTGTTACTTCAGGAGCATCAACTGCTTCTGCTGTTTCTGCTACAGTTTGATCTACCTGTGGAATCTCTGTACCAACTGTACCTACACCTGTTGCTACTTTTCCAGCCTCAACATCAGTTGCACTAGGCGTTGCTACTTCTGACTTTACAGTACTGCTCATAGGGTCATCTAACATGCCCTTAGTTACTTCTG